AGTTCTAATCCCTATATTTTACAACGGTTTGACGGATTTGGGTTTGGTTGGTCATCACTTGCCGCGGTTGGAAACGGTGCCGGCTATTGGTTCGGTTTCGTTTGNCGGTGAGATCGAGCAATTTTGTAGTGATGTTTTGAGGTTCGATTTAAGGCCGTGGCAGCGTCACGTGTTAGCCGGTATGACGGCGCACGACCCTATTACGGGTAATTGGTTGTCGCGTGTTGGTTTGACGTCGGTGGCCCGCCAGCAAGGAAAAACGCGCGGGTGTATTGAACCTTTGGTTGGTTGGTGGTTGACTACTGGCGGCGGTGGGCGTGGGGAACCCCAAACGGTTATTAGTGTGGCGCACAAGTTGGATTTGGCTACCGCAATGTTTAACCATTTGGCACCTATTTTGGCTGAACGGTTTGGTGCTAAAGTTTCTTGGTCGTATGGCCGTATGTCGGCAATTATGCCTAACGGTTCGATTTGGCACGTGCGCGCAGCTACACCGCAAGCTGGTCACGGTTATAGCGCCGATCTGATTACTGTCGACGAACTTTGGTCAGTCTCGAGCGAAGCCGTCGACGATGGTTTACTACCTAGCCAGCGGGCGCGCCCTAATCCATTTATGGCAATGTTCAGTACGGCGGGAACGCAAGAAAGTAAAGCAATGTTACGATGGCGTGAGCAAGGTTTAAGGGCGATAGATAGCGGCGATTATCGGGGCCTATATTTCGCTGAGTACTCGCCGCCACCAACATTGGACCCGATGACACCTGAAGCGTGGGCATACGCGAACCCTGTTATGGGTACGCCAAGTATGCCCCAAAGCGTATTAGAGGCCGAAAGCCAAGCACCTAACCGTGGGGCGTTTCTACGTGCGTCGGTGAACCTATTTACGGCAAGTAGTAACGGTTGGCTAGAACCTGGCGTATTTGAGAGCCTTAAAACCGATGAGCTGGCGCCAGCTGGCGGTGTGCTCGCCATTGAAACATCGACCGACGAAAACACGTTTATCGGTGTAAGGGCCGTAATGGTCGATAAAAAAGTGGCGGTAACGGTGGCAATAGTGGCCGATACGTTGGCCGAACTTTGGCGGTTAGTGGCCGCAGAAATTGTGGCGGCCCCAACTTTACGGCTCGCTATCGTACCGAACTTAGAAATCCATTTACCGCCCGAAATGGAACGCCGCCACGTAATTGTCGGCTATAAAGAACTTTTACGGTGGACTACCGTTGTACGGGCGATAATCATTGAGGGCCGGCTACAGCACAACGGGCAGCATTTACTATCTGAACACGTCGAACGCGCCACGCTAATAAAACACAATGGCGCCATAGCGTTATCGTCTACACGTAGTCCTGGTCCAATAACGGCGGCGCGCGCTATGGTTTGGGCCGTCGCGTTGGCAGGTAAACCCGCCGTCATTGGTAAACCTATGATCGTGGCCGCTACCCGCTAATATGCCATTGACATTGGCCGCGGTTATCTTTCGTCGGGATTTATCGCCGCCGGCCAATGTCACCTAAAACGGTGTTCGATATGGCAAACTAACGGTATGGGCATATTCACCAAGCCAGCGCCACCACCGCGGGTAGTTAAAGCCGCTGCCGGCTTTTCACGTAACACCGGTGCGAACGCGTTAAACCGCTATTATTCGTTCCCGCAAGACGATCTACGGGCGCGCGCTATGGCCGTTCCCACGTTGGCACGTGCGCGTAACTTAATGGCCAGCGTCATTGGTGGCATACCGTTAATAATGTACCGCGAAATGTGGAACGGTAAAGAAATCGAGCAAGTACCCGAAGCGCCCCGCACGTGGATTAGACGGATAGATAAAAATGTGCCAAACAACTTTATTTTGTCTTGGACATTTGACGATCTCTTTTTTTACGGGCGCGCGTTTTGGTATGTTACTGAAAGAGAAAAAACGAGTGGTTACCCGTCGGCGTTCACCCGTATACCTGCCGCCGCGGTAACTACACTTGATCAGGTAGGCCCCGTATGGTTCGGGCCAAGTAACGAAATATTTTTTGCTGGCCGCGCCGTCGATCATCGTGACGTAATCCAATTCATAAGCCCAATTCAAGGCATAACGACTAACGGAAATCAAAGTATCAACACGGCGTTAAAACTAGAACACGCCCGTAACCGTAACGCCAGCGCGTTAACGCCCGCCGTAACGTTACGTCAAGTTGGCGGCGGCGAACCATTAAACGCCCAAGAATTAGCCGATCTTGCCGCGGCATACGACGCCGCAAGATACGCGTCGACAACGTGCGCGCTAAACGAGTTCATCGACATAATCCCCAACGTGTCAACACCCGATAAAATGTTGCTAATCGAGGCCGCCGATTATCAGGCCCGCGAAATGTCAAGACTAGCAAACGTTCCCGGTTATTTAGTTGGCGTAAGTTTAGGTAGTTACTCGTATGTCAACAGCAAAGAAGCAAGCGCCGATCTTTACAGTTTCGGTGTGAAACCGTATGCCGATTGTATGGCTCAAACGTTAAGCGCCGACAATGTGTTACCGCGCGGCACCGGTGTAAAGTTCGATATCGAAAATTATCTTTTAGAATACGAAACCAATAACGCGGGCGCGGCCAGCGATCAACCCAATATCGGAGTGACCGAAAATGCTTAGATTAGTTTCACAAGATTTAACGTTAGACGCAGCTGCCGGCGGTCGACCGCGGCGCACATTGGCTGGCGTAGCCCTACCGTACAATGTTGACGCGACAATTTCAGACGGCAGAAAAGTAAGGTTTATGCCAGGTTCACTAGACGCGAACGGCAAAATGCCCAAAATGTATATGTACCACCAACCGGAATTAGCCATAGGGCTAGTTACCGCTATGGTCGACACACCTGAAGCAATGATGTATGAAGCCAAAATTAGCGCCACCCCACAAGGCGACATAGCGTTAACGTTGGCGGTAGATCGAGTACTAGACGCCGTTTCGGTAGGTGTTGAACCTACAGCGTGGACAATTGAAGCCGGCACCGGTGTAATGGTCATCACCGCCGGTATTTGGCAAGAACTAAGCTTGGTCCCGTATGGGGCGTTTGCTGGCGCTACCGTCGACCAAGTAGCGGCAAGTATCCACGTCGACACCGCGGTAACAGACATTGGTGAAAAGATCGCCGCGGCGCTCGATAAATACCACCAAAAGGGTATCCACCAACCCGCCGCCAAAGTAGATATTATTGTCACAGCAACCCCAAAACAGGAGTTAACCGCTATGAACGAAACAGCCGTAATCGAAGCCCCAACCGTAATCGAAGCCGCAGCGACAGCACCGCTATACGCCCAGCCGCGCCGCGATTTTCGTATGCCGAGCGCCGCGGAATGGATTACCGCGTTTCATATCGGCGGCGACACTTGGAAAAACACTCAACAGGCTTACGTAGCGGCGTCGAACGTAAAAGCGTCACCGTTACAGGCCGCCGCCGGTGACATTCTTACAACCGATATCCCAGGAATTATACCGGTACCAATTTTGGGGCCGGTGTTCGAGGACATCAACTTTATGCGCCCCGTGATCAACGCGTTAGGCGCTCGACCAATGCCAAGCACAATGTCGAAAACCTTTATCCGGCCAACGATCACGACACATACAAGCGTTGGCGAACAAACCGAAGCCACCACCGTTTCACGTACCACAATGGTTGTCGCGTCGAACGTCGTCACTAAAAAGACGATTGCGGGCGGCGTGACCTTTACGTACCAAGACGTCGATTTTTCTGATCCAGCCGCCGTACAAATAGTGTTGAACGATCTCGCCGGCGTCTATATGGACAGCACCGACGATATTGCCGCCGACGCGCTACTTGCCGCCGCGACAACTTCGGGCGTATGGGATTTGACGCTGGCCGATTTGCTTAAAAGTGTTTGGGATAGCGCCACCACTATCACAGCGACGACAAACTTTTTGCCTACCCATATGTTCGTTGATCCAGCAACGTGGGCGCTAATCGGTCAACTTACCGATTTAGACGGGCGCCCCGTATTTCACAACTTGCTAGGCGGCGGCCAGTCCGTAAACTCTTACGGTGAAGCGTCGCCAGCGTTATCGGGCGGCCTTGTCTTAGGCTTGAAGTTGGTCGTAGACAAAAACTTTGCCGCAAAAACAATGGTTATTTGTAACTCGAACGCGTTCGAGGTGTACGAGGAACGTAAAGGCCTTGTATCCGTTGAAAACGCGCAGTTGCTCGAGCGCGACGTTTCGCTTTACGGCTACCTTGCGACATTCAGGGCCAACGCCACAATGATCAGAAAAATTACGCAAGCCTAACTAAAAGGCGGTTGGCCCGCTATGGCAGTTAGCACAATTACGCAAGTACAACTATTAGACAATTACGCCGTCGTACAACTTCTATCGAACGACGGTGTAGCGGTAGGTTCAAGCGTTGTAGTGGGCGGCCAAGACGTAACGTTTAACGGCACGTACAGCGTTTACGCGTTACCACAATACGAATATGTCGGTATCGACGCCGACGGCGATCTACTTTACAACACTCGAATAGCGCGCCCCAACCAAATATTGTTTGCCAAAACAGCGGGAAACGTAGAACGCAAAGCGGCCACGGCGGGCGCGACACTAACATTTACCGCCACGTGTACGTGGGCCACAGCGACAGACGTAGAGGATTGGCTAGGGATAGGAACAGCGACCGCCGGCGACACAACATTTTTAACGATATGTGCCGCAGCCGCCAACCAAATTGCTTACAACAAACGGCAAGCTGCCGGATACGTCGACAGCCTTACAACGGTGCCAAGCCAAGCCGTAAAATTGGGCGCAATATCGTTAGGCGGGTTCTACTATCGGCAACGCGGCTCAATAACCGATTTCGCTGGCCTAGACGGTATGAGTAGCGGCGGTAGTTTTGGGATTTCGCCGGCAATAAAAATGCTTTTAGGTATCCCTAGACCCGCGGTAGCCTAATGCCCGTAGCGTTCACCGATCTACTAAACGAGGCATTAGACGATCTCGTAGCGGCCATAACCGCCGCCGGCGTTGTAGCGGTCAACGACCCGCGAAACATTAGCCCGCCGTGTGCGTTCATTGACGCCCCAACGTTCACAGTATGGAATTACAACATCGTAAAAATCACGTGGCCGGTACGCCTACTGACGTTAGGGCCAAGCAACCTAGACGCCCAAAGATCGTTACTAAACCTTTGCGGGCTACTTTTAGCGGCTAAGTTATCTATTACCGACGGGCGACCGACGATAGCCCTAATCGGTGGCAGCGAACTACCTGCCTACGATTTAACCATAGAACAGCAAGCCCAAACAGGGTAAAGGATTTATGAACAAACACATAATTACAAGTGACCGGCTAGGCGTAATAGGCGACGAATACGACGCCGACACCGCCGCAGCCACCGGTATCAACGTCGACGCGTTAATAGCTGGCGGGTTCATATCCACCGCTAAGGCCCCGAAAAGTGGTAAAAAAGAAGCAACGGAAACAGGAGAATAACGACAATGCCTACTAGCACACTTTTATCAAACCCACTCGTAACGATCAACGCCGTTGACCTGACCGACCAATGTACGTCGGCAAATATCACCGTACCAAGTTTCAACGCATTGGCCGCCAACGCGTTCGGCGACACCGGCGACAAGTTTGTAGCTGGCCTACAAAATAACGAATGGTCGTTCGATTTCTACTGGAGTGTCGCCGCTAGCGAAACATACGCGACGCTAGCGGGCCTAGTAGGTACCACAACCGTTATCACCGTTAAAGCAACGTCGGCGGCGGTATCGGTTACTAATCCGCTACACACCTTGAGCGGAACATTTCTACCGAACCTTAGCCCATCTTTCGCACAAGGCGAATTATCTGTAGTGTCGGTGACTTTTCAAGGCGGCACCGTAGTAACTACAACTTCATAACAAACGGCCATACACGGCCCGACACGAAAGGCAAGTAATGAAACTGACCCTAAAAGTAGAGCTACGCGAGGAACCCTACAACCGTGTTTACATTGTAGACACCGATTTATACACCGTCGTAATGTGGGAACGCCGATTTAAGCGTAAAGCGTCAGATATGGCCACCGGTATCGGTATCGAGGATTTAGCGTTTCTAGCGTGGGAAGCATCACGATCAAACAAAGTTGTGGTACCCGTCGAGTTCGATAGTTTCGTGAAACGACTAATCGACGTTCAAGTAGTCGAAAACGAAACCGAACCCGAAGGCACAACAGTTTTTACGAAGCCGGCACCAAACGCCGGCAATTAGCCGAACTATTAGTAGCCGTTGGTTGGTGGCCGCCCGAAATACCTTTTGACCTGAAAGATTTAGCCACGGTGGTTAGAGTAATACAAGAGGGCTAAAGACGAGGTAACACGGTGGCAGCGTTAGCGGGAACAATGGAAATCAAAGGTATCCAAGAGGCCTTAAAAGAACTGTACTTGATAGACCGAAAATATCGTACCCAAATCGGTAAAGACATTAAACGCGCTGGCGATATCGTTGTAAAAAACGCCCGCGAACTTATCTCAGCGATACCACCAATTAGCGGTATGGGCCGCGGTTCATTGGTCCGGGGCCGCGACGGTACAAAATGGTCGAGCGACGCCGCAAAAAAAGGTTTCATAGTCATAACTAATCGAAGCGGGCGTAAAGCCCGTACAGTCACGTTCGCCGGCGGCGAAAAAGTCGACTTCAGAGCACAGGCATATACCCTTATGGTGCTACGCCAACGCGATCAAGCCGCCGCGATATGGGACCACGCCGGCATAAAAGCGGGTTCGACGGCGTTCGTAACGAACCTGAACACCGCCGGCGAAGTTAAAGCAGGCCCACCACCGCGAGCAAGTGAACCAGCGGTAGAAAAATCGCGCGCCGGCGTTGAAGTCGAAGTCACCAAAATCGTGAAAAAAGTGATGGATAGAGTAAACAAAAATCTGAAAGTACGTTATGGCAATTAACGTACCGATCATTACGACGTTTTCAGATAAGGGAATTAGCGCCGCCGAAAAAGCGTTTAAGTCGTTCGGTAAAACGGGTGTAATCGTTGGCGCAGCGTTCGCCGCAGCTGCCGGCGCCGTAGTAGCCGGTTTAGCGAAATCGGTACAAGCCGCTGCCGAAGATCAAAAAAGCCAAGCCCTATTAGCACAGCAATTGAAAGCGACCTACGGGGAACACAATTTACTTAACGCGTCTATAGAACGATTTATAAGCAAAGCACAATTAGCCACCGGTGTAGCCGACACCGAACTACGAACAGCTTATGCCGCGTTAACGCGCGCCACCGGCAACGTATCGCAAGCACAAAAACTTTTGACATTAGCGTTAGACGTGTCGGCGGGTTCGGGAAAAGATTTAGAAACCGTGACGCTAGGTTTGTCGAAAGCCGCTACAGGTAACTTCGGTGCGTTAACCAAGTTGGGTATACCGTTAGACGCGAACATAATCAAATCTAAAGACTTGAACGCGGTCACAGCGGCGTTAGGTAAACAGTTCGCTGGCGCCGCCGACGCAAGCGCGAACACTTTTAGTGGGCGCCTAAAAATATTGGGCGGCCAGTTTGGTGAGATCGTCGAAACTATTGGCAACGCGTTACTACCGTATCTCGATAAGTTAGCCAAGTTTTTGACCGACAATGTAGCGCCAGCCGTACAGCGTATTACGACGGTGATCGGTGAGAAAGGTTTAGCGGCAGGTTTTCAACAACTCATTTTTGAGAGCGGTAAGGCTGGCCCAGCAATAGTTAACACATTTAGAAATATGGCGGTAGCGGTCGCACAGTTCGCCAATATTGCCGCCAAAGCGTTCCATATTGCTATAGGGCAATTTTATGTATTAACAGGAAAACCCTTAGACGGCATAAAACAATTTAGTAAAGCGTTCGACAACCTAATAGACGTCGGCAAATTGAAAGCAAGTTTCGACGGTTTCGCCGTATCAGTAAACCAATACGGCGGCGCTATCGGCGGCGCAAATAAACAGCAAATCGAGTTCCTAGAACGGCTTAAAGCAACAACCACCGTAATCGGTGATGATGGCGGCGGCGCTGGCGGCGGCGCT